GGGGCTCTCTCTTAAGCTACTGCTTTTTGGTACTCTTCGTAAGCCTCGTAAGCTTTGGTACCGTACTTAGGCTTATGAGATACTGTAACGTACTTCATACTTACCTCGATCTCTTTACCGTTTGGCGCTTGGAACTTAATAGCGTTACGATCGCTTTTAATTTCGTAGTAGTCTTCGTAGCTGTTAAAGCTTCCGTACTGTAGTAGACCTTCTAGTAAGCCTTTTATCTCTTTATAGATTTCTTTAGATACTGTAAGAGGGTTTACGTAGATGTCGAAGCTGTTACCCATTGAGAAGCTTTCGTAACGGAACTGGCAGAAGCTAGCTACTTCCTTACCGAACTTTGCAGCTATAATCTGCTTTACTACTTGGTTATAAGTTACTCCGCTAGCACGGTAGTAGGTTTCGCCGTCGTAGCCAGCATCTTTAATAAGGCTTACGTTTTTAAGTTGAACGTCTAAAACTGTTGGGTTTACTTTTACTGTTGCTTTCATTTTGTAGTGTTTTTTAGTTGTTGTTGTTTGACACTTCAAATATACGACTACTTTTTATTTATGCAAACTTTCCCGTAAAAATTTTCATTTTTATTTAGTTGGTAGCATTCACCTTCTACTAAAACATTTACGCAGGCCCCGCCCTTACTGAGCTGGGGCCAAGCGTGAATATTTTTATTTATTAAAAAAAAAGTTAGCTCTTTAGCTTCTTCTACACTCATTACAGTATAATTAAGTCCCTATCCTCGTATATACTGCCGTCGTCGTCGTTTCTATGCTTCGCTAACCATATACCTACAGCTATCGCCCAAGCTTGCGCGACGTCAATCTTATCCGAGCTTTTGCTTTTATCAAACTTTAAATTTCCTGCCGGATCCGTTTTAGCTTGCACATTACTTACGCACCACCTTAGCAAGTTGTTACCCGTGTGGGCTATTTGGTTGCTCCTTATCCATATTTCGAGCTGCTTAACCGCTGGGCTCATACTTGCGAAACCCTGGCCGTAAGGCTCGACCGGTAGGCCCTCCTCTGCAAGCTCCGCTATTAAGCTGCTACTGTTCCATCTATCGTAAGCTATAGCTTTTATATTGAACATCTCCGCAGCTTCGTAAATAGCCTCGCTAATATATTTATAGTCGGTTACGTTGCCCGGTGTTACCGTTAGCTCGCCTTTAGCTATGAATTTATTATAGTCCGCTCCGCTTTTACCTTGGCGCCTTTCTACTGCGGCTTCCGTTACCCAGCTATATACTACCGTCTTAAAAGGTTCGCCTTCATATACCGGCGGGAAGATTAAAGTAAACGCCGTTAAATCCTCAGTACTTGCAAGGTCGAGCCCCGCGTAGCAGTCCCTATCTTGAAGGTCTGCGAGCTCGTAGCTTTCCGCGCAGCTCATAAAGTCCTCGTCGCTAACCCAGCGTACTTCGCTCGTCGTCCATTGGTTGAGGTGTAAGCGTCTAAAGGTGTTTTCATAAGTTACTAGCGCTTTAGCCTTTTGAGCTTGCGCTAGTATATAGTCCTCTTTTATCGTTACGCCGTAGCCGGGGTTAGCCTTGCGCCAGGTCTTCGGGTCTAGTATATCGTCGTCGGGCTCGGCTTCGTAGATATGCGGGTAGAAGGTCGGATCTTCTATAATTCCTGCCTGCACCTTCTTAGCGTAGTCGTAAACCTCATAGCATATACTTTCCTTATTACTTCCAGCTGTACTAATACTAAAAAAGAGCGGCTGCCTTCTCGCTCCGCTCGCTGTCTTCATTACATCGTAAAGCTCACGGTTTGGCTGGCTGTGCAGCTCGTCAAATAAAACCGCGTGCGCGTTATAACCGTGGGCCGTGTCAGCGTCAGCGCTACGCGCTTGTATAAAGCTCCCGTCTTTAGCTACGATGCTATTACGGTATACCTTTACCTTCTCCATAAGTAGCGGCGACTGGAGTACCATTTGTTTTTGAATTTCGTGAATCATTCCAGCCTGCCCGCGATCCGCTGCACATACTATAATTTCCGCGCCGGGTTCGTTATCCGATACAAGTAAGTAAAGCCCTAGAGCTGCTAAGAAGTTGGTTTTACCATTCTTACGAGGCCAAAAGAGGAAGGCCTCGCGCGTGATGCGCAGGCCGTCCTCGTTTACGTTACCGAATATATCGCTTATAACTTCCTTTTGGAAGGGCTCTAGCTTAAAGGGCTGCTTAGCTAGCTCTCCTTTTACGTGGGTTGTAATTCGCTCTATAAACTTTATAACGCGCTCTGCTTTGTGTGGGTCGTACATTGGTTACATTTCTATAATGTCGTCTATATCTAGGGTGCGGCCTTCCGGTCGCTCTAGCTTAGATCTACTCGCAGGCGTGAGCCCAAACTCTATTAACATCATTCTAATCCGCCGCCACGCGTCCGAGCTTTGAGCTGCGGCCGGGTGCGGCTTTAGAACCTTGGCCCCGTTACTTGCAAAGGTTTCATAAATGCGCCCTTCCTTTTGTAGCCTAAGCTCGGCGCTGTACCATTCCTGGTACGCCATAGCTAAGAGCTCTAGGCTGGTATCGTCTACCGTAGACAAAAGCCCCATACTATGCAGGTGCCCTACGCTACGCTCGTACATCAGTTTACCCTTTGCCTTTAAAAAGCTGGGGGTAGTATTCTTAGGCTTCGCATTTGTAACCTTTACGGGTTTCTCCGGCGCCCTATCCTTACGCGCCGTGCCTCTTTTCTTCTTTAATTCTTGAGGTACTGGTCTCCTCGCCATTTGTTAAATTTTTAACACTTTGTTATATTCCGAACTTCCCAACCACAATTGACAACATAAAAAGAGAGCTTCACGCGTCGATGTACAGCCAAATAGCTGTTACATTCAATAGCCCCCTGGGTATACTATTGTCCGCGCTCGCTTCGGCTCTTCTTATTGTGGCAGCTTGTGCACATAGGTTGTAAATTCTCGTGGCTCCACTTGCTACCGCCTAATCTAATAGGCGTAATGTGATCTACTACAGTAGCTACAGCTGTGCACTCTCTACAAAGTGGCTCACCTGCTAACACATAAGCCCGAAGCTTACGCCAGTCTCTACTATTATAGAAGTCGGCGTCTTCTCCTTTGTTACCTGCAAAGGTCTTGCGCTTAGCCATCCAAGGCTTAGGCGTTCCTTTCTTTGGTATGTACGGCATTCTATTTGTCGCTAGCGTATAGCAGTCTATCTACTAGCTCCGGATCTACTGCACGTACAGCGCGTAGGTTCTTACGCTCTTGTACCTTAGCTGCTGCTATAGCTGCCTTTGTGCTGTCGGTACCTAGCTGCTGGAATAACTGCGCGTTAGTCTCTAGTACTTCGTCTATTACTTTGTTTCTCATAGCTCTATCTTATTTAAGAAGCTACCCTCATCTAAATCTAAGTAGCTTATAGTCTTCGTTACTATCTCTTTATTATTAAAGTCCGTTTGCCTAGGTAGTTCCTTCTTAAACCAGCTTAGGTCTATATGGGTAAGATCCCAGGCCCAAACACCTAAAGGCGTAGAGCAAACGTAAATAGGTCTATAGCCTCGGTCTGCTGCTCTATTAAGTAGAGCGCTATACTTCGGCCACTCTATAAGCAATTCGCTATAATGTGCTCGCCTGCATTTAAACTCTACTACTACCTGGGCATCGTGGCAGATAGCATCGAATACGCTATAGCTGTCTATAGCTATCTTTAGGTTAGGCAGGTAAGCCTCTTTAAACTTATAAAATAGGTCGCCTTCAGTCATCAGTATACTGGTTCATAAAGCTAACGGCGCTATAAAGTTTCTCGTCTTTAGCTTCTACTCTTATCTCGTTAGCTAGGTTATATTCTCTAGAGTCCCATAACCTGCTAAACTCCTCGAAGCTATCTAAACTAATCCCTTTAAGTCTTTTTCGAGCTGTGAGGCGCGTAGCTTCTCTATATAAGTATTCGTTATTCTTAAGCATCCTTTTAGGTATTTAGTGTTATTAGCTTCGTGTAGTGTCGGTATAGCGGTTAAGTCTCTTACGGGTAGCCTGCTGCCTATTGGCATTCCTACTGCTACCTCTATTATTTTATTTCTCCTTATAGTACTCATATACTGTACGGCGTCCTTCTTTCTTAGCTAGTAGTACCTCTCTCTTATTTAGTGTAGTGTCAGTACTATAGCTTACGTGTACCCAGTCCGGGTTATTCTCGTCTCCAAACTCCCATATAAGCTGCTTAAAGTCTCTAGTAGTTCTTATGTAGTTAAAGAGCTGGGCGTTGGTCTTTCCGTTAAATACGTCGCAGTCTAGATCTAAAGCGGCTGTCTTGTCATCACTTATACAGTGGTCGCTCGTTAAACTACCTCCTATAAGCTTATTTAGTTCCGGGCCTCGGTAGCCGCTGGTAACGGCTAAAGGGCCTCCTACATATTGGCGGCAGGGCTCGAATATATGTATAGCGAGCTCCTTTAATACTTCTAGCTGTGCTATAGTTGGGGTATTGTCTATACCGTTCTTAATAGCGGTAGCGCTCTTAGTCGCTTCCTTTAGTGTTAAGTGTTTGCTTAGTTTCATTTTATAAAATTGGTTTCTTCTATGTAGTTAACTATAAAGTGGCGGCTTATGAGGTCGCCTTGCTTCTTCTTGTAGTCTTTGTACTTAGCTCTAATACGCTCGGCGTCCTTTTCATCTTTGGCGTAAGCCCACGTATTTTTAGCTATCTCTATGTACATTATTAAAAGGGCGGTTCTTCCGTGCTATAGTTATCTTCTAAAGCTAAGGAAATTTTAGGTATATTTTCTTTCGTAAAGGTAATTATTTTAGCGGCTTCCATTAAACTAACTGCTTTAGAAGCTTCCCCTTTTTTACACCGCTCAACATCTCGCACGTATTCTATAGCTATATTCCTAGATTTGCCTACGATAGTTTTAGCTATCCTTTCTAGGTCGGCAGGGCTAAACTCTTTACCCGCTGGGCCGGTTGGCTCCTTCACTTCTATAAGCACTTCGCTACCTTGAATACTTAGCTCTAAGTCGGGGAAGTTTACGTTTCTTGTATACAGCCCTTCTATATGGGTAGTAAAGCCGTCCTCGCTTCTGCTTACCCCGTAGACGGTTTCGCTCTTTTGTACTAAAATACTGCCTAAGTGTCCACGGGCTCCTCTATCGTTTTTATTCTCGTGAAGTACAGTAGCTATATGTATATTAAGATCCGCGCTTATCTTCATAAGGCGGCTAACCAAAGCTATAGCCTCTACCTCTTCATTAAAACCGTTAGATATATCTACTATACCGTCGATAACTACTAGGCTTACTCCCTCTATTCTCTTAAGTACGTACTCTATAATAGCTAGGCGGTCGGCGTTAGTGTCTGCTGTACGTAGTGCGAAGTACTTTAAATATTCCTGGCCTTTCTCTACGGGTATACCGGCTAAGTGAAGTATTCGCTGGTTAACCCTCTGCGCGTGGTAGGGCCCTTGTTCAGTATCGAAAAAAATTACTTTCCCTTTTATTATACCGGCCTTAAGTACGTTCTCGTTAAAGCCTTGGCGTATTGCTGCGGCTGCTAGTGCACTTACAAAGTAACTTTTTCTACTCTTCGCTTTCCCTTGTATTAGGCTTATGTTTCCTGCGGTGCCTAGGGTGTAACTCTCTAAGCCTAGGCGCAGCTCTAATATGCTAGGGGGGTTAGTTATTACCTCAGTCGGATCTAAAAGGTATTTACTTAGTAAATCCTCGGTAGGCTCTTCGCTCTCTTTAGGTTCGCTTAGTGCCTCCTCGTATTTCTCTACCTCGTTTAATTTCTTAGGCTTTTGGTAACCGTAGCCCTCAGCTTTTAAAGCTCTACCTGCTGCCTTAAAGTCGTTACTATGCTCTAGAGCTGTGTAGAGTGTAAAGGAATTATAAAGCACCTCAGCCTCTAGAGCTGTAGAGGTTGACCATATCCAAAGCTTACCGCTGTCCTTAAATATCTTTCCGCTATCTGCTGCGTCCGTTTGTCCCGGTCTCTTTACATATATGTACTTACTGTCCTCTCTTACTACAGTCCAACCGTGGCTTTGTAATATCGTTAGGCAGTCTACCTTACTCTTATAGTCGGCCCAGGGTGTAAGCTCCTCGTCTTCGTTTAAGCTCTGCTTAGGTGCTTCGTAGGTTACCTCTATCTTTGGAGTCTTATCGAGCTCCCTAGCACATCCTAATAGTATAGCGCGCTCCTCCGGTGTGATCCATTGTATAGCGCTTGCTTTAGTCTCTAGCTTATAGCCAGGAGTAGGCCAGGCTGCTACTTGGCCTCCTATTCCTCTAGTCTCGTAGGTAACCTCTTTAGCTTCATTCTTTGCTAGCTTTTGGTTGCCTTCTATTACCTCGCATCTATATAGGAAGTGGAAGCCCCCGCTAGGGGTTTGCTGTATTACCATTTTATCTAAGATACCGGGGCCATTAGCTTCTAGTAGTTCTATGTACTCTTCAAACTCGTTACCGGTAAAGTGCTTAGCGTCTATATCTAATACCTCTAGACCGTTGTAACCACATACGAGGCCTAAGCTGTCCGTAGTAAATAGGTTAAGGTCTTCTATAGGTGTTTCTTTATACTTAGTCCAGTCTTTAAGCAGGGGGCGCTTCTGCCCACTTACTAAAGGTATAGGGCTGTACCCGTGCTCTAAGTATTTGCTGGCTGCTGTTTGTGTTGTTGTCATTATTAGCGTAGTAGTTGCTTCCAGTTATTCTTATACTGTGTAAACTTGTTATTCTCTTTACCTAGGTTTAGGTATATATTATTACCCTCTACAGCATCGTAAGGAATAATAAAGAAGGTATCTATATACCATATATATATAGCGAAGTAGTCGACCTCTTTAGCTGTGTAGTTCTTAAAGGTATTACCAAAGCTTTTAGTTCTGCGGTGTACCATTGAGCTAAATATTTTAGGGCTTCGCTTATCTCTAGAGCCGTACTTTACTTGGATTTTATAGAAGCTGTTACCGTTATCTACTACACAGTCGTAAGGGTAACCCTCTACCGCTGGCGTAAGTACTCTTAAGTCTAAGCTTATAGCGTTACTTATAAAGCGGTATTCTGCTAGAGCTCCTTTATTCCGGGTTTTCATCCGATAGCTCTATAGTTATTTGCGCTTTATCTTTTGGTATTTGCTCCTTCCATACCATAAGCAGGCGTCGAAAGTATTTAGGGCTGTCGTCCTTAATCCAGCCCAAGGTCTTAAGAGCGTCGCTAGTAAATTTAACAGCGATAATACTATTATCAAGATCGTAACGGTAACGCACATAAGCAGTAACTCTAAAGCTATTGTAAGGAGCTCCCGTATTGTAACCCAGTTGCTCTTTAATCGTTTCGAGTGCAGCGTCTTTAGCTTTCTTTCTTTTTGTCCAATGTGAGCCGGCATAAAAACTATTTAAGCTAGGTACCTTTCCTAGCGTTAGTACTATCTCTTTATTCTTCCTCTTCTTCATCTTCACAGTTACAGTCGTAGTAATCGGGGTCGGTAGACTCTCCGCACTTCTCGCAGGTTGTATCTACGTAGTACTGGTAGTCCTCTAGTTCTCTGCTTAAGTAATCCATAAGCTATTTATCTTTTTTCCACTTGTATACTAGGTAGGCATTCCACGCTATTAGTATAAGTGCTATTACTATATTCTCAATCATTCTCTATACCGTTCTCTTTTAGATCTCTTAAGCAAAGCTCTATAATTCCGTAGCTGCTCGTAGTACAGTTACACTCTTTCATTTCTCTTGGTGTTAAAATGTTCTACAATCAACTCAATCGCCATTCCTAAATCTTTAGGCTCTGCCATCTCTAAAGTATCATCACCTCTGCGCCACTTGTTGTGATTCTCAAGTAGTGTTACTGCTTCTTGTA